CTTGGAGCCAAGAAGCAAATTTAGAAGAGCTTGTTGTACCTTGTCTATTGCTGCTGTTGGGCTTTTCATCTTGCGGCGCCCAAATTCGAAAATGTTTCTTCCAACTCATATTATTCTTTTTCCATATAGTTTACTTATCGTTTGTTATTACGCTCTATCCACTCAAGTTCTTACTGGTGGGAAACCTGTAAATCGTGTATTTGATTTTATCATTTTTAATTCACTTAACATATCTAATAGCACATTACTCATTTGGCCAATGCCTTCTGCGGTTAATCCGCTACTGTCCGCTGGTCCTTTTGCACTACTACTATCAATAGTAGGTAGTGTTGATGGCAACGTTGGTGTAATAGATGAAATTGTTGATAATGATGACCCAATTTGCGACAGATATTCTGCGGTCAATCTCATTTCGTCACTTGCGCCGGCTTTTGCAAAATCGAGTAACTTCTCCTTCAATGTGCTAAATTTATCAGTGTCAAAATTAGTCAATGATGCAGTGACAGATGTAATTCCATCACCAAAATTCTTAATCCCAGTACCAATTAGGCTAATCTTATCTGCATATGGTACAAATTCCATAATCCTATCTAGTGGACTTTTTGCTCCAAATAAACTCATAAGGCCTGTAATTACACTGCTTGCTGTACCCACAATTGCACCGGCAGAGAATACAACCATGCCTGCACCTATAGCCGCAAGTCCACCACCTATTGCAATAAGGTTACCGCCGTCAATTACTCCGATTTTTGCCAGTGCGGCACTTAGCATGTCCATTGCTATTGCACCAACCATTGCCCCTAATCCAAATATACCAACTGCAACTCCTAATCCAGCTATTACCGCGGCCCCTATTGCGACAGGGATTGCAATTAATGATAGTCCAAATGCTGCGGCAGCAAGTACACCTATTGCTATTCCAGCTTTGGCCATCGACTCCCAATTTACATCGTTGAACGCTGCAAAACCTTTTCCTGCTATCCACATTGCAGCACCAAGAGCAGCAATGGCTCCGGCACCTATAAACACGTTAGTTGATATATTACTCAGGGCGGATGCTGCTGCACCAAGTATGCCCATTGCAATAGCACCTTTAACTGTTGCACCCCAATCAACATCATTAAATTGTTTAAAGCCAATACCAGCAACACCAACAGCAGCACCAAGAGCAATAAGAACACCTGCCCCTACAAGCATCTCTTTGGACATTCCATTGAGTACTGACACGACACTTATAAGAACTCCCATTGCAATAGCACCTTTAACTGTACTGCCCCAGTTTACGTCGTTAAATTGTTTAAAGCCAATACCAGCAACACCAACCGCAGCACCAAGTAATGCAATTACACCTGCTCCTTTGAGCATAGGGGTTGTTGCTTTACCAACAAGTTTAGCTAATCCCATTAAGCCGCCTAATGCAATAGTACCTTTGAGCATACCCTCCCATGTCACTTCACTAAATTTTTGAAACCCGTAACCTGCTAGTGCAAGACTTGCCCCTAATAGTGCTATAACACCTGCCCCTCGCACTGCTTTTTTGCTTCCTACTTTGCCAAGGAAGTCCCCAAATATTGACATCCCTTTGCCTTTGCCACCCGGAGCAGTGGGGATAGTCGGGCCACCAGGTGGGCTGCCAGGTGGGACAGTAGGGCTTGGTGCTCCACTACCAAATATGCTGCCTACTTTGTCGCGAATCCAGTCACTGGCGGTACCAGCCACGCCTCCAACACCTCCAACTGCGTCACCAACTGATTTAAGTGCTCCTTTGCTAATCAATGCCATAGTAAGACCAGCGACTAACGGAGCCATTATACCAGTAAATCCAACGATGGCACCAGTCAACATAAACACAAAATTACGTAAAGTATCTAGCGAAGAACTAAGCTGATTCATCGACGTAATATTTTTGCCCTCAGATGTATTTGCAAACGCGGACTTTGCATCTTTATCTGCTTTTTCAGCTGCTTTCGCTCGTTCTTCGTCTGACATCATTAAATTAAGGGCTGCTGCTTCTACTAGAGCGGCACTGTCGAACTCAGCCTCGTTAAATTCAGTAAAATTGCGGGATTGCGCAAGCAAGCTTTTTGCGTGTTTTTTCAGCTCAGTAAACATCGCTTCTGTCGTGATTGGTTGGCCACGGCTCGTCAATGCTCTCTCAGCTTGTTCTACTGCACCAATCGCGTGTATTCTGTTTATGTCGGTCGTCAGCGATTGGGCACCACCAGCGCCGCGGCCAATCACTGACGCCCCTCTGCTTATTTCAGTATCAGTAAACCCCACATTAAGACCGGACATAACTTCAGCAATGACATTTGATGCTTCTGAGTTGCCAGAAGCAGCCGCACGTTTGCCGCCTGCACTTAGTTTAAATTTATTCGACGCTTCTAATATTTTTAATGCACTAACACCAAATGTTAAACTTAACTCTCTCGCAGACTTTGAAGAATCATTCATTCCTTTTACAAGTGCCTTCGTTGCTTCGTCACCAGTTTTGCCCGATAGTCTAACCTGTAGAGCTGTTGCAGCCATTGCAGATGCTATGTCATCAGACGTTGCACCCATACTGGCCAATGACTGCTGTGTCTCATCGACCATTTTAACATATTGTGGACCCATTGCCTTGACTAATTTACCACTAAGAAAAAATGATGTGCCAGATCTAAATGCTCGGCTTAGTTGGGCAAGATTTTCTACAGCGTCCTGGCTATTTTCTCCCATTACTCTAAATCCATTTTGACTTTCGCTTATTATCTTATTAAAGCTTTCGCCGAGCCCGCTCATTACCTTGGCCTGCCTAACTGATCCAACATTAAACGCATTTAAATCTGCAAATCCACCAATTGCACTTGCATCCTTGGCAAAAGCCTCCATATTTGTAAGCATAAAGCTTGCACCAGTAGCAAATCCACCTATTGTTTTACCCCATACGGTTGTACTGTTGCTGAAGATGCTTTCGAATTGTGATGTAAGGCCGCTGAGTGATCCGGTTCCAAGTGCTACTTCTTTCCCTAGCCGTTTGAAACCTTTAGTGTTTTCTTCTATTTCTTCTGTTGATTTCCGGTCCGCGGTAGAGGCTTGGATATCTTGCTCTCCTATTTACCTAAAAAGATTAAGTACCCGGATAATAAATTATGAATACAAACCCTTTAAAACAACCGCTAACCGTGAACCCGCTATCAGCATATTACCGCAGACCGGGCACCTATATTACTTTACCCACTGGAGGCAAGTTTTATAAACAACCCCCTACTCTGAGCGATACTGGGGAATTGGCCGTATATCCAATGACAGCTAAGGATGAATTGATCCTTAAAAATCCTGACGCATTACTAAATGGTGAGGCGTTAAAGATTGTAATTGCTTCTGTATGCCCCGACATTAAGAATGTAAATGAAATTCCTGCACCGGACATTGACCCGATTTTAGTGGCTATGCGTATGGCAAGTTATGGTGATGATTTGGGAATTGACGTAAATCATAACTGCACCGCCAGCGATGGTAAATCTCAGCATGTTACTATTGGACTAGGAACAGTATTATCAACCACAAAACCAATTTCAGAAACACATGGTACAGTTACACTAAGCACTGGAATCGTAGTAGAACTAAAGCCTTATACGTTAGAAGCACAGAGTAGAGTTTTGCGTGTTCAGTTTGTGACAATGCGGCAACTACAGGCAGCAGAAGCAAATGACAAGATGAGTATTGATGAAAAGGCTGCGATTGCAAATCGTGGTTACGATGAACTTGTTGCGTTAAGTCAAGATATTATGGGGTTGAGCATTTTATCTGTTACATTGCCAGATGGCGTAAAAGTAACATTACAACAACATATCGCCGAATGGGTTCTTAATATAGATAGGGCAACAGCTGATAGATTAGACAAAGAACTGAAGGGATTTAACGAGTATGGTATTACTCGTGACCTAAGCGTTAAGTGCGATTATTGTAGCGAACAGTTTACAACCGATATGATGTTTGATCCAACAAGTTTTTTCGTAGGCGGCTCTTGAAGGTCGGCCTCAATGGAGCAGCAACTAGAAACTTCATCGAGGCTATAGAAAGGGACGCAAGAGCCTTAATCAAAGAAATATCAACGCTCAGTATATGGAGTGAAATTGACACGAACTCATTATGGCACATGTCGTTTTTAGAACGGCAGGTCCTTGCTGAAGCTGTTAAAGAGAAGAATGAAACATTATACGGTAAAAAAGGAGTATCTCGTAGATAGTCATTTATCTATTAGCTCGTTATCTTACTAGAGCGATTTCATCGCTCTGAATTTCATTTCCGCGTAGCTACCGCAACGCTTCAATTTCATTCTCTTCTTTCTAGGTTCATCATGTATAACTTAATGCTTTGTGTTTGTTATAAATTATAATTGTGTTAGAAGATATTGACTATGATTTACCAGCCACACTTAGCCGTCGCAGGCTAAGAAAATGTTTGATCTTGACTCAGACCCCCACACCACTTCGGATTAAGCAACTGTCTCCAGTAAAGGCGGTTACGCTGTACCTTTTTATGCTAGACTTATGTAACGCAAAGCACAGTAATCATCCGAACGACCCTGTACTAATGTAGGATGTAATTGTCAACAGAGCCTACTCTTTCTAGCTATACGATACTGTCCCAGATCTTTTCAAGCAAGTAATCTACGGCCCTTTCGGGATGGTGGGTTTCAGTCTCTGCTATCGCGTCAGAATCTCTATCCTCAGAGACACCATTGTCCTGATTTTATAGGTGCAAAATAACCGGCTGCACACGCCTTTCGATAGTAACGGGAATTGTATTAGTGAGCGCCGTAACGCAGGACTTAGATCTTGCCTAAAATATGTGCCTGGTGGATCTTACAACTTATTATGCCGTTGTAATAATCCGATGATTCTAAAACCTTACGTTCAAATTGTTCACGGGCCTCAATATATGAAGCAACTGCCTTAGATGCACAGTAGTGAAGTATTTCGCGAGTAAAATTATGCGAACCAAGTTTTGCAATATCTGCGTTGAGTTCTATGCTCGAGCCATAATAGACAATCCAGTCACTTGAGACTTTAGATCGAATCTTTTTCTTCTTCTTAATGCCATTTTTCTGCCTTACAACTTTATATGTTGTTTTAGAAAAATGTGCAAGCTTTTTACCAACATACATACGACCGTTAGTTATATTTGTTATCAAATACACAAACGCAATACAGTCTTCTGGAAGTTCTTTTATAATGTTGTTCTTATACGTCCACGTCATATGCTGTAGTTAGCAGCGATGAAATAGACTCACCTACCCAATTACTTCGTAGAAGTCACTGCCATTAACTCTTTCTCGGCGGTAATTTCCTTACGACGCTCTTTAATAGCTTTACCCATTTCCTGCAATGCCTTCCTAGCACGGGCAGCAGAGGCTTTAATGCCCCGTCCAGTAAATTTCTCATTTTCAAATTGGTAAGCATCAAATTGCTCTTCAAGTGTTTCGTGTGCTGTCATTTTATTTTCCTTATGTTATCTCGTTTACTTCAGTATCATTGGCTAGTTGGGTAAACCCATTTTCCTTAACCACCAACAGGACACTATTAACCCTACTTGCCAACTCGTCTCTATGTGAGATAAGAAAGATATTTCGATTCATCTCACGACCCATGGATTTCAGTACAGCCATTGCATTTTCAATACCTACTCCGTCCATTCCAGAATCCACCAACTCGTCGATAAACAATAAGTTCATCGGCTCAGTGAAACTTTCGTACACATCCCTAAAACTCCAGCTTAACGCTAGAATCAACCTATTTCGTTCGCCTCGACTTAAATTGTCAAAGTCAAAAGTTTGACCAAGTTGGATAATATCAACTTCAAGATCACTCCTAAATGTTACAGTATGCGGTAATTGCAACTTATCAAGATAATAACTTAGCCTATGATTCAAATACGAAATATTTTGTTCGATTATCCGCTTCCGTACAAATGATTCCTTGTTTGTCAATAGTTTCAGCAAAAAGTCCTGATGCTCAAGCAATTTACTTACACGATTTACTTCGTCCCAGCTTACCAAAGCAAGGGCAGTATTTGTAAGAGCGGTAATCTGTTCTTGGTAAGGATCTTCTTCTTGATCCTTGTCTGCAAGCTTTTGTATTGTGTTGTAAAGGTTTGTTTTGTGAGCCGCTGCATCTTCTAAGTTGATGTATTTTGTTTTTGGCCGCTCCTTGAACATAACAAGCGTATTCATATACAGATTTGCTTGTTTAAGCGAAACTTGTTCTTCAGCAAGCGAGGTCTTAATTACCTCCATTGCGTCTTCTGCGGTAGAGATCATCTGGTCATGCTTATCATCATGCACTGCTTGGCCGCAACTTGGACACTTGTGATCCACAATAGATACAAGATTAGATTGTGCGAGCGTAAGAGCCTCATTGAGCTTTTTGACATTACTCTGATGCAATGCTAAGTCTTTGTTGGCCAACTTTAAGATATTTTCGTTTTCCTTGTATATTACCAAATCGCGATGCGCAGTTAGCTCTGCCTCAATGTCTGTACTTTCAAGTTCTGTAATAGTAAGATTCAACAACTTAATATCGGCCGTCTTCGTATTAACCCATACGCGACTTCTGCGTCTAAGGTCTGATATACTTGTCTCAACACGGGCATTACTTTCCTGCAAAGCTTTGATGCGAGCTTCTTCATCCCGCACAATGTCCTTGCTAATTTTAATCTGTTCACGAAGAATCTCAGCCTTCTCGCTCAACTGTGTAATGCCCAGCAGCTCCTCAATAATATCACGCTGATCACCACTCTTCAAACTGAGGAAGGGTTGAGTATATGTGTTTAGTGCAACAAGATGCTTGAACATTTCCGCACTCATACCAATAATATGATTGATTGCCTCTTGGGTGACACGATTCTCTCCGGCCCCTTCATCAGTACCAGCTTCGTTAACTTCATGGTCGTCAACAATGAAGCGTAGCAGGTTGGGCTTTCGGCCGCGTTCAATTTGATATTTGTTGCCATTCTTCTCAAACTCA